ACAAAAGGAATGAGGGATGAAAATGGAAATCTGGAAATGGCAACTCTCACCTGACTCACGAACGGTAAACGAGATAGACATGCCCAAAGGCGCACAGATATTGGATGTGCAGACACAAACCGGTATCCCTTGTATATGGGCATTGGTTGATCCTTCCCAACCCAAACAATCCAGGAGTATCTGGGTCTTTGGGACTGGGCATAAAATACCAGAAGGATTAAGGCTGAACTATATTGGAACATACCAAACCGATATTGGCGCATATGTCTTCCATGTATTTGAGGAGGTTAGGACGTGAAGGATAGCGTCAACTTCTGGTCAAAAAAGATAGTGGATCTGTGCCGCCAACGCGACAATACACGACAAGCCCTCTGGGAGGCGCTGGAAATGATCGAACTGGCGACAGAGCAGGCGCACGAAGGGGGAGTGGATTGCGAACAGATGATGGCGTTTGTCGAGCGAACGCGCAAGACGCTAGAGGGAGGCGAGGGGTGATGGCGCTTGGGCATGATTTTCCTCGTCACGAAACCGCCAAGGTGAAAGTGGAAAGGGGCACGGAATGAACCAGAACGACTATCAGCGGTATTTGAATGAACAGGAACAACACCGAGCCTGGCTGCACAGAGAGGGCGGGCACCGAGGAGATTTCCGAAAACTAGACCTCTCCCACGCCAACCTCTCCCACACCGACCTCTCCCACACCGACCTCTCCCACACCGACCTCTCCGGCGCCAACCTCGACGAGACTGGCATCATTGCCATCCAGGGTTCGAGGCATCGCATTGTGGCCATCTCCCGCGACGAGGTGTGTGTGGGGTGGGTGTGTATGCCACTGAGTATGTGGCTCCAGGAGTATCGCGAGGTGTGCGCCAAGTACAAATACAGCGACCGCGAAACCGGGGAATACGGCGAATGGCTGGCCGTGTTGGACAGCATGATCCCGGACGGGTACATGGAAAGGGGCACGGAAGGAAGGTAGTGATGGAAAATCAAACCGAAGAAAAATGGTTGGGAGGTGTGGCTAAAGGAAGGGACATATACCAACTCAACAAAGAAGGCGGCGTGGATATATCGGAGAATGTTCTGGTGCCTTGGGAAGAATTGGAAAGGGGAATAACCATGAGGATGCTACTCGCAATTATTGGCGGTTGTGTGATCGTTGCTTCTGTTCTATCTGTGGTGGGACATTCACTACTCTTACAACAGGCAGAGATCAATGCTCAAATGAGCGAAGAACGTATCATCTCAGAAATCAAACGGGAGGAATTCGCCATTCACATCCAACAACTGTCATCCGAAGAACGTCTCAAATACATAGCCATCCTTTCCGCAGTGGCTCCCACCCCTAATGCGCCTCATCCTGTTACGGTCCCTGCTACTCCAATCCCTGTTGTGAAAGGAGATGACAAATGATTGATTATTGTGAATGTTGCGGACAAACGATTGGGACATGTCATAGAGTGTGTAAAGATTGTTTCACCACACTCCGAAAAAGGCCTCCCGATTCTCTTTCAATTGAAATGACACAAACCGATAAGAAGGACATCCAGTACACCGTAATATCCTTGGACGCGATAGAGCAGCTAATCCAAACTATTGAGAGATTGAGTCGGGAGGTAACTGAACGGAAATAGACCGGAACCCCTCCATCTCAAACCTAACTAACTCTTGTCTCTCCACCACATATCCGAATGGGAACACATCTCCTTTTTCGTACAGGCCCTCCGGGTGATTGTCCCCATGTGGTAATGCTGTCCCCACATCCACCACCGTAACAGAGGCCAAATGAGAATGAGGAGGAACTTTGGCCGTCACCCTGTATCGTTTGTCCACAGATACCCATTGCGTTGATACCAGATCACTGCCCTTGATAGGTCTCTCTGAGCCCCGTATCCTCTGCATTACATACACCCCTACACTATGAGTGTGCCCATGCAGGATGAGAGCCCTGAAATACTTACAAGCGGTTTCGACAGCCCAAGTCAGAACCTTGTTCCTTCCTAATTTCCTCCCCGGCTGAATGAACAGCTCCCCCACAGTCTTGCCCGCATCCAGGATCCAAGAGTCTGCATCAGGATGAATTACATCCTGGATGGTGAAGCCTAGCCTATACGTCTGTTCGTGTAGCCACTTCCTGGCCCCTTTCCCCTTCATCCACCATCTATGTGCCTGGTGCCCGTGAGCCCCCATCACCATGCTATCCTCAGGAAGCCATATGTCACTATCCGGTATCTCCAGCTCTAGTACACCCCTCCATCGTGCATCGTGATTGCCGTGGATATTAAGGTCTGGAAATGAACGAATTGTTTTCCCTTGTGCCAATTGGGTAACAAACATCTTAATGGCTTCAGGTGCCCTGGCAACACTATCGATCAAATCTCCCAGATGTACCAAAAAGATATTGTGGTTGATACCAGCCCTACAAATCCGATGAGTAATAGTGTGCGGGGAGATGCCATTCTTTCCCACACGATCAAACTCATAGTGACCGTAATGCCAATCTGATACCACAACTGTTAAGTCTGTCAGCTTCTCATAAGGCTGTAACTTTGGACCGAACTCTAGTTTCATCCTTCTTACCTCCATCGCATACAGACCCAAAGGGCACCATCGTCTTGAACCTCTCCATTAGCCACTGCGTACACCATTCTCGCTTGATCTTCTGTCCTGGCTTGAATGTAAGTGGCGACTCCTACATGATTGGGCTGTTCGCGCTTGTACCACCCCATCACCATTGGGAACGGTTCAAATGTCTTCACCACACCTTCTGGTAGGATGAATGTCAGGCACTCGCTCCCTCCCCCTCCCCTCAACATGAACACCACATAGGGACCGTTTCCTCTTTGATCCCATTCATACCAATACGTCACTTCTTGGCCCCGACAATCCTGAGTAATACCCAACCATGCGGTGCCCCTATTCCCAGTAGCACGATAGTGGACCCACACATGAAAATCGCCCAGTCTATTCCACTCCACTATAGCAGACCCTCTCCTAGTACCATCAGCCGTAGGATTATATCCAGCATCATTAATTTGGTGCGCCGTAGTGTACCAGTGTGTATCTGCTTTCGCCCAATTGTCAACACCCCAATTGTCCACTCCTCCAGGAGAAGTCCATTGGGTAGTGTTCGCTGCAATTTGGGTAACCTCTCCTGTGATGCAATCTTGGAACTGGATCCATGAACAAGATATCGACCCGTAACAACCCTGACCTCCTTGCCCAGGAACGATATGCCCCGTCGTGACACAAACCCCAATAGGCAGGCCAGAATCATACTGCATGAAAGAATACTCAGGCTCATGCCATACATCCGGAGCAGGTGTAGGAACAGGAGTAGGCGTAGGAGTAGCTAAGAGTTCTGACCCTCCCTGATCCCACCATTCTGTCCAATTCGCCCAATTCACATGGCCACAGCCCTGCGTTAGCAAAAGAGCAGCCAATGTCAATATCCCAAACACAATGAAAAACAATTCCCAGGACACATACACTCTGCCTCTATCCATTGTCCATTTCATGTCATTCCTCCTAGTCCATAAGATAAGCAGCAATGGGCAGCTCCAACAAAGAAGGTGCTATTTGCACCCCGGAAAGGAATCAAGCTGGAGCCACCCATCGCAGACTCTCCTCTATTTTCTCCACCACACGCCCCGTCCCTTCCCATCCGTAATACACTTGATGAATAGGAGCATTCAAGTGGTTCTCTTCATGGTATCGGTCAATATAAATAGGCCAGTAGTCTTTGCCTATGTCGTCTGTCCCCGGTGCTACCATCCCCTCTTTATGAGTAATTAGCACCAGGGGTTTCCCACACATTAGAGCCAGATGTGCCAGACCCGCGTCAGTAGCTACCACCAAGTTAGAATTCAACATGCCTTGTATCGTCTCATCAAGATACCTGACACTTCTGTCCCACGCCGTTCTGCAACCCGTCAATAAGTAAGAGGATTCTGGATGCCCTGCCGCAAACACCTTCATTCTCATTCCCAACAGAGCATCAGTCAAATGCTGCCAATACGGCCAATTCTTGTTGCTACCATATTCCCGTTTCCTAGGACACACGCACACATCAAAACGGCTAGCATCGCGCACCATTCGATACGGGGAGGGCACAAAGTATCTCCTTGGAGTGGCTTTAGTAGCAGGGTAAGGCATGGGTAGAAACTCTACACCATCTCCTATGCGTTCCCGCCATTCTTTCTCTACATCCTTCTCAGGCCTTGCTCTCCTATCTGCATCCTTCCGACGATCAAGATATAAATACTCGCACCCAGGATATAATGCCTCTGTACCCTCTTCTATGATCACCGTCTTAGGAGATGGGAACGCATTTACCCAAGGAGCATGAAACATACACAAGAACCCAAATTCACTGCGATAAGGCAAAAACACCTTCATGCTGAGTACCCTTCCCGTTCCATTACTTCCATCAACTGCTCCCTCCACCATCCCTCTTTTTCTGGTCGCAGTATCACATCCACCCCCGCAGATAACCGGCCTGTACGAGCTGACGCCATTTTGTTACCCCAACTAGTGGACAAGAACTCCTCCAATCGTTGTCTGTTGATTTCGCCGCAGGGCAGCAGTGAAGCTAATTCATCCACGAAACTAGTTCGGTCCTCCGAAGACAGCACCTCATACTTGGCTTCTACCACATGTGTTTCATATTCTCGCCAAGGGTGATCCTGACGTAACCGTCGGATCTGTTCCGCGGTGTTGTTGCTTTCCATCTCAATCCATTCAAGGATGCGTTCATCGCTAGTGAGATGGATGGTTCCAGTAGATGGGACCAAACCCTCCCGAAGTGCATAGAAACTCTTAACAATCTCAATCGGATGTCGAACAGAACGAACAAACACCAAATTGCATTCGGAAAACACTTGCGACAATTGCAACATTCCATAGTCGCACTTCCCCGGATGGAGAACACTAAGTTCCTTCCACTTCTGATAACACACTCCCTCCAAACCCCTACACATTGCGGCAACTACACTAGTCCCTGATCTAGGACAACCATAACTCAATACTACTGTTGGCTTTGCGCTCATCCTGCCTCCTTTATGCTTCGGTGTAACTTCTCCTGGAACGCGGGTTGTTTGTATGTTTTCCTCGACAGCACCCCTACATATGGATCCAATGCTGCACCAACATCTATCAGGTGAGCACAAACTCCCATCTTTCCCAGTCTCCATATGAGGGCATTGCTCGCCAATCCACAAGCGAACAAGGCGAGGTCAAACCCATGCTTTGCCCACTCATCCCAAATCTCAGCGATAACCTCCTCTGCTACATCCCATGTATTGTGTGGAGGAGTAACGAGATGTTTGTGGGTGAACACGGTCAGACGAGCCAGATGGGCTCCACCCACTACTAACACCCTACGTTTTTTGCACAGTCGCAAGAATGGACCAAACTCACCTTTGCAATTGGATCCACTTACTATTTCTTTCCATACCCAAGGTATGGTATTCTCACCATTCTCCACACTCTCAATGCCACGGCAACTAGCATACGTCCTGCCAGAACGATATCGGTATGAACAGGGTCCCACCGTAGGCACAGAATATCCTTTCTTCCTCAACCACTCCTGTGCCGCCTCCATGTGCTTTCGTCCTGGATTGAATCCATAATGGGTAAGAAGAGGAGGGGTGAACGTTTCTTCCAACGCATCCCGCAGCCCTGGCGCATAGTATCGGTCCCCATTACAATTCCAGCCCACTTCGCCCAACAAACAGCTCCACTCCCCATCCCCATAGTTGGCCATGGTAACGAAAGAAGAATGAGAAGATAGTTCATCCACAAGATCATCGATAGTGAGGATCGATTGACTCATAATCCAACCTCTTTTCGCAAGACCGCAATCCTATCCTGTCTGCCACGATGGACCCTGCCCTTGCTTTTGCCTCTGTTCTCCCTGCTAGCTATGGTATGCTCAATGCAAGGGACAGTCCCTTCTGGGTATGCCCAAGGCTTATCGTACACATAGCAGTATTCACCTGGAAGGCGTGTCACCCGTAACCATCCCATTCCCATCTTCAATTGTGATTCAACAATGCTCCGCAGGTTGGCTTGTCCTCCTCCAGCCCAATGGCCCACCGCTTGTTTAGCAGCATTGACCAGCGACCATGTTTTCAACAATTCCCTTGCCTCCTTTGTGTCTCCCCAGAACATGGTCCCGCTCAACATCCAATCATCGTTCCGTGTTTTGTCATATCCACCAGATGGTCCTTGAAACCAGTGCGCGCCAAAGTCAGTATCCAATCCATCAAAGTATGCTGATGGATCAGAATGGAAGAACGCATCTACATCCACACTCACCAAAGGTCCTGTGTACATTTCCCTCATACGATAGATGAAAATTGGTTTCAAAGATACCGCATGATCCCAGTCCGTAGCAGCTCCCACATTCTCCACGTGATGATCAATCTTTAGTTTTTCTAAAGAGGCAACCAACAACTCTGCCTCTTGTGTGTATGGTCCTCCTGTATGATATGCCACTACTCGCATGCTACGCCTCCCCTTCCAAATCCCGCAACGCTTCTTGTCTGCTGGCCACCAATTCTTCATTCCTATTGCGATCTTCTCTGTACTCTCTTGATGCCTGGTAGTGTGTTACGATGGGAGGTGAAGGTGGTCGTCGATATCGGACTTTGGACAGATCGAAGATCCAACACCACTGAGGAGCCAGCTCTGTATTTATCCCTTTTACAGAAGTCAAAACCTGTTGAGGTTGGGAATATCGATGGCAATCCTTTCGGTCTTTCTGCGCCCAATCATCCATAATCCCAGATGCAGCTTGGCCTGAAGAAATCACAATCGTCCCGCTACAAATCTGAGACCCAAACATATGGACGGATACTGGAGGGATGGAGGCTGCTTCCGTCCAGGTGTTTGGGAGTTCCTCTCTTGGGTCCCTGGTAAACCTGGCATCGGCATCGACGAATAACAATGGACGGTCAGGGAACTGCCTACAAAATGATCGAATGATACTGGGCTTCTGCCTGCAAACGTCCTTCCAATATCCTGGAGGGATTGTTTCAATGGTGTACGGCAATCTGTCCCATTGATCAATACTCTTCTTCAATCGTGCTGCTTCAGTGGTGTAAGCAATGTCACTCGTATGAAATGATACCACCATCACCCTCTCCCATTCCCGCATCAATTCCTTTCCCATCGTAACTCCCTTTCTGTTTCTAGTCCTCATACTCCACCCAGCCGGAATTGACTGGTATGGGGATAGCTGGGTCCGCGGATAAAACCAGCTCCGTTGTGGCTGCTTCTGACTCCTCTCCATCCGCTGTCCGATACACAGTGACTGCTCCATAGTACGTCGCATTCCCGTCAGGATATGCACCGACTAGGACCTGCATCACCCCACTGGCAATGCCTCCCGTAACAACAGGTTCGTCCGTACCAGGTACAGGGGCAGAACCTTTCTTCACATATACTTTCCACGTGTCTCCAGGATTGGTGTCCTGATAGAACCCCGGATATCTAGCATAGACCAAGAACGCCTCATTCTCCACACAAGTCATCTGCAACCCAATAGGGGCAGATAGGGCTCCCAATTCCTCATTCCCATCTGAATTGACGGTGATAACTAACACCTTCTGATTTTGGCTCTCCACCCCATATGCATTCCTTTTCCTCATCACTACCCAAAAATTAGTCGTCCCAGAAGGCGGAGGCGTGATAGATACGGAAACAGGTCTAGTAGCAGAGAACCCGTCTGGGCCCTGGGTAAAATCGGGCATTTGATTTTCGCCCACATATACCACATAACCCTCAACTGCGTTATTAGCTATCCTGATCCTGCCTCTGACTTTATTGGTAATTTCCATGGTCGCTTCTGCGCCCTCTCTTATGATGTTCTGTTAAGAGATATCAAAACTGCGCTCCACCAACACCTCTGCATCCTCTGTGGCGACCGTATCTTCAGGCATTTCGCGCTTCCACTGGATACCTACTTGATACCCACTGGGAATCTCACCTATGTCCAAACCCGTGGCTGCTGTTATGCCTGTGTTCCATGCGACCCCTGTTGGAGGGGTGTCCTCATTTGCGAGTGTTTGTATCTCTGGTCCACCAGACCCTTCTGGATCATATACGCCTTTCGAGTCTATCGCTATAGCAATGCCAGGGACAGCATGAAGAGTGTCTGTAGCAGCACCAGCAGAGGGAGTGGTCCCCAATAGACCTCTTCCTGTAGCAGGCACCGTTAACTCTGTAGTAGTGCGTTCGCTGTAATACACTATCTCCCTGGTAGTCTCACCGTTCTTGATATGACAGAAACCCTCCTCCGGCCAATCCTCAAAAGATGCCGCAGACCCAGATATCACTATTGTCCCTGCACCGGATGCTCCTAATTGAGTGTCGTCTGATACTTGAGCGGTGCCTAATTCTCCTATCCAACGCTTGAGCAGGGTTACCACCCCACTGGAAACATTTTTCATGATGGTAGATCTGTAATTAACATCTCCTGCTTCCGCCTCTTCTGAAGTCACATCATCCATTCCAAACAGGTTATTGGCACGCCGACTAAGCGTAATGGTGGCAGATCCAGAAAGGGCAACCGCGGAGGTCCTGGTAACACGGAGATATGCCCCTGGACTGCCGCTGGTTTCTACCACCTTTGTCTCTCCATTCAAAATATTGACATTGGAGCCATATTCCCCTCCTGCGCACTTCCAGCGCAACGTATTATCTCCTACCACATCCAGCGTCCCATCTCCTACCTCATTACCACCTGACGCAAAGTCAATAGTGATATTCCCAATAGGGTTTGTGATGACAACATCCATCGACTGGGCTTCAGTAGATGATCTACAATTACCCAACGATGCATCTGGATCGGTCTGGACTCCTCCATCACTCGATGCCCCTGTAAGATACTCACGGAGCCCATCTGCTCGTTTGTATTGCGATGGCATAATTTGGTTCCTTTCTTGTTACTCCACAGTAAGAGTTCCAGCTGAACAGGACACGCTAACCCCTGTTGGAGGGTCTGGTGGCCTAACAATCATCCACACATAAGGGAGGGGATCACTTTCCCTCTGGTTATCATCCACTGCTATGACTCTCCATTCTGCTACAGTCTGATCATTCAGGAGCGGTGTCACAAACGAATTCACCCCAACCAGACTATCATCTGGAAGGCTGCCTGCAACATGCCAAGTCCCTCCCTGCTTGTATTCAATCCGATAAAAGGCACTCCCAGCAGAACGATACCATTGCAGCGTTAGACACCCTGGATTTTTTTCGCTGACCGCCAACTCTCCATCAGCCACCACCTCTATAGGCGGAGGTTCTGTCTCAGAACTGTACATAGAGAAGGAATAAGTATAGGTGTTATCAGATGTCGTGGTCAGTTCCTCACCCCATAACACCACGCGCACAGAGCCCAAACCCGATGCCCATGTGAATACCCAATTCCCATCAAGATACTCCACTTGGGTGAAAGGTATATTCACTTGGCATCCTCCCCAATGTCCGCGATTGAATCAACATAAGCTATTATTCTAGTCCCAAACACAAACACGCCTTCAAAGTAGCGTCCGCCATTAGCAGCAGGGGCTGGCGGAGGGTCTGACATATATCCATTGCTATGAGTTAATTTATCCCAATTCAACGTAAACATGAGATATATATCCGGGTGGGGAAGCGGAAATACCGGCCAATCCAAGGCAGTGGTTACATCTGCGTAGACATACCCATAATCCCAATCCGGAGGTCCTGTCATTCGAGCCAAAGCAGCCTCCAATTCTGCTTTGGACCAGCTGGCGATAGGGGGGCTGACACTGTCAAAACCCCAATCCAATTGCGAAGATGCTTTTCTGCATTCAAGAGACCAGTTTCCCCTTCCCCAATAGTCATATATATGGGAAGGAGCCACTGCCAAAACCAAAGTGCTTGGATTTTTAGGCCACTGTCTTCTCCCAAGCCCAGTTTCCTCCAAGCGGAAAAGGGGTCTATCCATCTGGACATATGCTCCTCGACCCCCACTTGGATATTGCACAACCTCTCCAGTGAATCCTGCCAAGTCCCAGTCATCGTCCCATGTGTTTAATCCTGCAGGATTGGATGGGAGTGCTGCCAAGGCGTCAGACCAAGGATTCTCTGTTGCCGAATACTCAGCCGCCATCTTATACCCTTTGGCTTTTGTTGCAGTAAAACCCCTCCACCATTCAGCAGCCGCCATCAAATTGTTACGAAAAGCCAAAGGGCCCGCATTCCCAGCGGCACTATTCATCTCACAAGAGTCCCAATTATATGGACCAGCACATTCTGCCTCTCGACACGCATCTACAAACTCCTTGAACGCCTCCCATGTATTATGAGATATATCGAAGGGATTCCTTTTTATGTGAAGTGGGTCTACCCCTTTGTCAATGAAGAAGTGATCCATTAGAATATCAGGAACGGTCACCCCATTCTCTCTTGTACGTTCCTTCCATCCACCCCAAGCAACAGGACCGTAATATGACATTTGGTCACCTAGAAACGTTCCATATCCTAAATCATGTCCTGGATCAATAATCCGATACTCTGGAGATCCATTAAATACTACCGATTGACATCCCATTATCTATCTACCTCTACAGGTCAAAATCAGGCCACTTGCTAGAATGAGGCACATTCGTCACCTCATCATCGCTTTTCCGCCACTTGAGAGGCAATTCCTCATCTCCATCATCCTCATTTGTGGTCGCTGTGAGATTGCTTTGAAGGGCACCTCCATCATGTATCCCACTATGGGCATGGATAGGAGCACCCCAACTCCGATTAGCAACGTTCATATCCAGCCATACAAGAGGCGCAGCGGGATACTCTGGGTACTGCAAGCTTCCTTCTTCAATCCTGACACTAGGCAGTCTGACTGCTAGAATTTCTTGCCCTTCTTGATAGGGTGGATAGATTTGTTGTGTTATCCCATTGACCAAACGGTAATCATCTGCCCGATCAGGATATTCGTACTCCACCCCTTCCACCTCAGGAAAATTCACTCCCCACCGTAAATGCCAAGGTTTTGCCACAGCTGTTAGTTGATCATCCCCATCGAGCATCTTACGGTAGCACCACAGGAACTGACCATACTCCCAAACCACCTCCATCAACGCAAAGGGACTAGGATACCGTCCCTGCTCCTCCGCCAAACTCACCATATATCTATCCCCACATGAAGTGATATTCACCCCACGCCCACCAATCAAAAGGCGAGGGATAGCATCCCTCAGCTCATTCAAGTTTTTGGCTGAGATCACCCTCGCTCCAGAACTAAACTCAGGCGGTTTGGATATCTGTGCCATTACATCCTCTATTATTGTGCAGGGCCAATTACATAGAAACCCAACGCTTTGGTGAAATTGACTTCTTTGTGATACCGAATGTATTTGTATCCTTCATCTTCCACCAAATCCTCCGGTGGCCGTCCTGTTCGATCATCGATGAATACAGCAGTAGGGTTCCATGTATCTGGATTATGTTGAAAGGTGAAGGTCATGAAATAGTTGCCTTCATCACGATACTCCCAAGTCACTTCAGTGCACATCCAGGTATGTTTCTTCTGGCCTAGCCAAGTGGAACTATTCACCGAACCAATGAGATCATCCGCCTTGTCCCAAGGATTCTGGATCAACTTGATGCCTTCCACAGTGAAAGTGCGTTGCGGTTGGTATACATCTACGGTTCCTGTTTGCTCTATAGTCCTTCCTGCATAGTCTGGATCGGTGTCAGGATAAGTATGAGTAAGCGTGATAGGTTCTGGTGACCCCTCTCCTCCGTCCCGATATAGATTGGTGGCCTTCTGGGCTACCGATGCCTGCATCTTCCCTGCTACGTTTCGGTTAGTGATGGTTGCCCAACCTTGTAACAAGGATTGCCCACGATCATTGAATTTCTCATACACCAAATCAACCTGAGCGGCGTTTTTGTCCACCATCCGCACAATTCGATCCACTAAGTGAAGATGATTGCATCGGTCGTCATCTAAATATGACCCTATCTCTGGCAGCCCTCCTTCATCCAGAATAGCATATGCGGCCGATTCAAAATCTTCCCAATCCTCACTTACTTCATTGATAAACGCCCTTTTCGTACACCCAACAATCACTCCCCATTTTTCGCGCAACTCCAACGTCTCAATGCGATCTATATATGGATGCATAACCTCTCCTTAATCAATCCACCAAGACCGGCTGTCCCTGGTTAAGACTTTGAGTCTGTAGTCCTATAAGTGTATCTAGCCTCTCATTCACTCCTGGTGCTTCTACCTGTTGTTTTCGTGATGGCGGTGCTCCTGCTAGACCCGCAAGACTCATTCGGTTCAATGCTATCTGTTGGAATTCGACACGTTCCAATGCCCCTGTTCCTACTCCAGAAGCGACTCCTCCCACTCCTGCATCTGCTACTGCTTTCCCCACACCACTAGCCTTGCCTGCGGCAGTAGCAGCCTCAACACTCTGGGCAGAAGAGGAAAAGAACTCATCCAAAAACTTCTTCAAATCCCTAAACCCAGGTAAGTCCATAATGGCACCACCCAATTTGCCAAAAGACTCCCCAAGGCCCGGACTAGCTATAGATGCGTCATCAGCAAACAACTGGTTCCTGACTTGTTCCCATACCGCAGCTTGAGCCTTGTACTGCTCATCTAATCCCGCTGCCTTCTGATAGTAATCCATAGTCCTCTGCTCTGCTGCGGAGTAACTACGGTCTATGGCTTCCTGAAAAGACGTATCCATCCCATCCACCATGGCATTCCACCCGCCCTTGATGCCTTCCAGAACGGTAATAGCTTCATCTGCATCAGCCTGACTAATGAGCTTGGTCTTTTTGCCTATATCCACCGCAAACGTGGCAAACTTAATGAGCTTCTGCACAATCTTGTCCAACACCCCAAAGAACAGACTCGATACTGACGACATCATAGTAATGTAGTATCTCCACACCACTCCCAAAGCATTAGTAACCTCCGTCTTTAGCCACTCCCATCCTAACGCCATCTTGTTCACTGCCCAGTCCCAAGATTGCCATATAGCAGTAGCTACCACTTTCAGCCAAGTACCCAAATGAGCTCCACCTATCTCAATGCCTTCGATGAAACTATGGAACCCCAAATCTGCTTTGGCGAAAGCATCTACAACAGCCCAAACCGCCGTGCCCACTAGAGCAATCACAATCATCCATTTCCACCCGACAACCGTTAACAATCTGAACGCAGCAATGACAGCAGCCACGCCCTGGGTCAAGAACCCAAATGCAATCAAAGCTGGTCCAATGGCTGCTGTTATGGCGGCTACTAGGACTATCGTCATCTTGGCCTGTTGGCTCAACCCTCCCCACCATTTAATCGCGTCTTTGATACGCTCATTCAGTGCTAGAATATGGGGAGACAGTACCTCTCCTATTCCAATAGCCACGTCGATAATCTGATTCTTCAAAATCTTCATTTGGTTTGTGAAAGACTTCAACTGCTTCTCTGCTACTTCTTTGGTCATTCCTCCCGCATCCCTCAAATCTTCCGTGAATTGCCTAATCTTGTCTGACGTTCCCAACAACATCTGAAGGTAGGAAAAAGACCGTGCCTGAAACCCTAGTTGCTCGGCAGTCTGTTTCTTCTGCTCATCTGTCATAGTAGAGAACAACCCCGTTAGGTCTCCGATAATGTCAGCATAGGACCGCATCGTGCCTGTGCTGTCATACACTGATATGCCCATAGACTTCCAAGCGTCTGTGCTCTTGATTGCTGCCCGCTGAAGGTCTCTGGACACAATATTGAGAGCCTCTCCTGCCCGTTCCCCTTTGATACCCTGATCCGCATACGCGGCTAACACAGCCACCCCTTCCTCGAGGTCCTTGTTGAGAAGCTTGATGGAAGCGGCAGCCTTATTGGTTAGTGCCCTGGAAAACTGCTCTACTGACGCATTGGCCAATGTATTGGCTTTGACTAGTACATCTGACACCTTGGTCATGTTCAGCATGTTCTGAGCGGCATCGTCAGTTTTCATACCTAATGCAGCTTGAGCATCTGCAAGCAAGGTGGTGGCCTGGTTCATATCGAACATGCCCGCCACTGCGAACGAATTCACCGCTCCCAAAGCCTGTACAGACTGTTCCGCATTCATACCCGCCGATGCCAAGTAATAGTAACTCTGTGCAAGTTCTTGTGCTGACGTAATGGTCTCTGTGGAAAGAGTTCTGGCGGTATCCCTCATCTGGGACTTCATCTGTTCTGACACACCCTTTTGAATCGCTAAGGATTCAGTCATCGCCTGGTCAAAACTTGCAAAGGCTTTCACCCCTGCTCCTCCCAGCATTGCTATAGGAGCAGTTACATACATAGACATAGACCTGCCCATAGCTTTCATGGCTCGGGCAGTGCCATTCAATTGGTGTTCGGCCATCTTCAAGCCGCGCTCATACTGAGACGATTCAGTACGCAAATGAACGATGAGGTTACCTAGATTTATTCCGAACACGCTTCACTCCTGTCAAGGCAAACCAGAATGATTTAGACGTCATCAACCTTTGTTTCCTCTGTTCCTCTATACTCAGATCATTTGGACGTTTTGGAGTAGCAGTCCCAAAGTCCAATAGCATGTCCTCCAACCTGACAGACCGTGGATCCTTCAAGTAAGACCGTCGGACCTCTGTGGCTATCAACGCCAAATAATAGTCCTGCTTTTCCTTCTCGTTCCTTTCCTCCTTCAGGAATACCATCCATTCCACAAACTCCTTGGAAGAGGTCCTGTCCATTGTGTCTCGGAGAGGGAGATGGAGGAGGGATGCCAGCTTGTACCAAGCCCTCCTCTCTCCCTTCAGTCGTTTTTTGCGTCATCCTCTGCGTCCTGCTCAAGGCCATTCAGTTTCTGAGCAGCCTTGAATAGAGTGATCACAGCCTTAGTAGGGAATGCTTGAATCTCTTTGACAGAGACCAGCTCGTCAACCTCATCATACAAGCACTTGGAAAGCAAGCTAGCTTGCAGTCCGTCAAAGTTCTTGACACCAATAATATTTCCCTTCGCGTCTGTCCTCATTCTTCCAGCCATGCTTTGGAGGTACGCGTCGCGGCCTGTACCGTGCATCTCCCGTAGCACTAGATGCCGCTCCGAACCATCCTCCATCTCCATCACCACTGGGATCTCATCTAGCTTATGGGTTACTCTGATAGCGTCTGTTTTCATGTGGTCATCCTTTCCATTGGGCACGTCTGCCCTTGCCTATTACGCCAATACAGGTGCTTCCTCTTCTCCAGCCGCATTCTGATTCGAGGGAACAATGGTAACTTCTGCGGTGGGTTGCTCACCTTCAACAACCCTTTGTGGCGTGAACTTATCCAACCAACCCCAAAATGTCAAAGTCTGCCCGTCAGCAAATGTAATCGTGATCTGCTGATTCTCATTGACCATGTCCACCAAATCCTCATAAGCAGCCGGATCATACGCATACACTCCAGATGCATCGGTAAGAGTCTTCAGTTGCTTGGGCGAACGGGTCCTCCATGCCGTGTTCCGCATTGTCGTGGTTTCATTAGCCCCGCCTCCATCCACTCCCGGAGGGGTGACCTCCTTTTCCCACAGAAGCACATCTGGGTAATTCGCAAATGAAACCAGGGTCTGAAAGCCATCATCTATCCTTGCCATCACATCCTCCTTGTAGGTTCATTCCTACAGTGTCTAATTGGTTGTTACTCGTTGTTATATAACACCCCTACACGCATAGTAGCAGCGGCTGCATCCCCATGCGAAACATACACATACACAATAGAATCACCTGTGATGGGATTATCACTCCCATCTCCCGTCTCCCAGATGAACACCTTCCCCTCCCCCAATTCTTTCTGCCAATGTTCTGTCGGCCCAGTAGCACAGAAGGAAAACTGACCTAGCTTCTCTGTATATAGCAGAATGGCCTGGACATTTGTGCCAAGCACCGCCACATCAAGTTCTGTCGGCGCAATCAATACCACATCCGTATCCTGTGTGGGAAGATTGTCACCAGAACCTCCATCAATCGAAATGGCGTTGACGGAAACATTGGTAACAGACATTCCCCTACGACAGCCTCCATCCCAATACAGATCCACCCTGTCATCCTGCTCAAATGAATGCCCACTATCATCCACTGTTACCACACCCGTATCGTTATCTGTGCGGGTGGTGAGGTCCCCTGCTTCTCCTGCATCTACACTCACATCATGGACAATCGCACCGTCCCCTGTCAGAGTGGAGGACTGGTTGAAACTAGCACCTCCTAACGACATATTCTTTCTGACGACACCTGACAAACTCATAACAACCTCCAATCAATCATTCTGATACAGAATTCCAATGGTCATAGTTGCCCCTGCGCTGGCATTTGAATGGGCTACCCCTATCGAACCCACGTCATGCTGGACAGGATTCTCAATCCCGCAACCTTCAGACCAATCGTATGCATACCCTGCATTCACTTCTGGTGTAAATGTGGGCTCATTCAATGGCGTGTTGAAGGTAAAGTACCCATGTTGCGTGGTATGGAGAAGGATGGCGACAATATTGGTGCCCTGGATGTCGATATCCAATGATGTCGCCTTAGTTACTGTCACATCCGTTGGAGTGGGAAGGGTATCCGGCAAACTATCCCCTCCTCCATTCTTTATTGTTATCTCATCCCCATCTACGTCTGTGACCTCCATATAGAACCGTTGCCCATCATCCCACGCTACGTTTACCCTATCACCTGCCTCAAACCCATGCCCACTATCCTCTAATGTGACAGTCCCCTCATAGGCAGAACCTCGACCAGTTAGTTGCCCCTCCTGAACGTCTGCTGCTCCAAGAATCGCTTGAAACACCACTAGGCCATCCGCAGTGAGTGTGGAAGATTGACTGAAGGAAATTCCACCCATGGTAACGGTCTTTTTGATACTTGCCTGCACGCTCATTCTTTACCTCCTCAAAATTTGTTGAGAAACGGACACATAGACATATCTGCCAATGCAGAACGGTCTGCGCCGGTCCCGGCAGCGTTAATCTGCAAAATCTGAGTAGCAGTATAGGGTATTCCATACAACACGCCTCCAAAGCCTAACCCCATACCCGCCCACTTATTTGACCCAGACAAATCTGCCCCCATATTACTTCGGGTTGCAGTACCTGCCACTGGATCGATGATGAGGATGTCTTCAGCGTCATATGGAGTCCCATATATCCTGCCATCCGTACCTACCGAACCACTGGACCATTTGAATGTCCCTGACAAATCTGCTCCCATGTTGCTTTTAGTAGCAGTGCCTGCAACGGGATCGATGATGAGAATATCTGTGGCGTGCAATGGGATGCCGTAAATCTTCCCGTCCGGTCCAGCCACTCCCCCCATCCACTTGTACATACCCGCCAAACTCGCTCCCATGTTACTCCGGGTTGCAGTACCTGCCACTGGATCGATGATGAGGATATCTGAAGCAAAACAAGGAATGCCATATAACTTCCCATCTACTCCAGGAACCAATCCCGCCCATTTGACTGGATCTGGCATCGATACTCCCATGTTACTTCGGGTTGCAGTACCTGCCGCTGGATCGATGATGAGGATATCAGGTGCTTGGAACGGACATCCGTAAATTTTGCCGTCCACCCCTTCCGCACCGCCATTCCATTTTACTGTCCCAGACAAATCTGCTCCTAAATTACTTTTGACAGCAGAACTTGTCGCTGGATCGATAATGAGAATTTCAGTGGCCCCATGAGGTATGCCATATATCCTCTCATCGACAGAAGAAGACACCCCACCAGCCCACTTGCCCGCTCCTGACAAGTCCTCTCCCATGTTACTCCGGGTTGCAGTACCTGCATCAGGACTAAGAGGATTGGTGTCGATGATAAGGATGTCTTCAGCAGAGGTTGGAATTCCATACAGCTTCCCATTTTTCCAAGTGGGAGCAAAGGTCCACTTGCCGGTGCCTGATAAATCTGCTCCCATATTACCCACTATCACAGATGGCGTCCCGTCCGGGAGCCAATTTTCCAATTCATGCAGAAATTGGTCCCCAGTGGGAACGTCCGGCCACTCGGGGAACAACACGTCATAAGTACCTCTCACCTTATCCACTACTCCAAGATAGACATCAAACGTTCCTCTCTGCGATCCAGTCACACCTAGATGAACATCATACAACCCGTGTTGCTTTTGAGTAACAGAAGTTACCAGCAGATCTGATATCGTAATGGTGTAATTTACGCTAAAGTTCCACAACCTGGTTTCCTCCTCCAATCCCATCGCCAAAATAGATGAAAACCGTGAAGCAGCATGAACGGTGTACCACGTGCCATCCTCCATCCTTACCCCTATACGGTTTACTCCGGACAACGCCTCTGCCGCCTGGACCACCTTCTGATACGCGGAGGGATGGGAGGATGATCTAGTCCTGATCTGTAGTCCCGGATGCTCTATAACTTCTCCTGTGGCCAGTATGCGTCCTTCCATCTGCGCAGCTGTGTCTACTATAGACGCAGCTTGGCGGACTGTCTTATCACCAGGGAGATGGCCTACGTACAAAGGCCATTCGTCCGAAGGAGGAGCGTCAAACACGCCCTGATCGAACAGCAATTTAGCTATCACTTGCGCAGGAGAATGATCCGTTATCATATCTTCTTGATATACTCCCTAATGGCACTGGCTACAATCAACAACACGTGCCGTCTGAGCCGTTTGACTGGATCCTCAAGAAACTTGGCTTTCTGCTTTGGCCCCCGATTGTTCATTGTCTCTCTAGCTATCTCTTCTGCATACTTCTTATTGAACGCTTCGCCATGTGCGGCATCCATGTTCTCATGAACAAACACCGCATACGACGCAGTGTACCCTACTCCTACATCTGCACTAAACCCAGCCCCTCCCACGTTCCTACAGAAACTAGACCCACGCAGATTGCCTGTATCCACTGGGACTTCCTTCATGCTTTCTCTCTGTACCAGGAGTCCGGCCCTCTTCAACCCTACTTCACAACCCTTGCCTGCGAATGGGTACGCCTTTCGCAGCTTGGCTATAGTGCCTTCCACTCCTGTCACATGAACCATCCTCATAGCATCGCCACCCTTACATATTCCGTTTGCCTTAGGTTGGGGATCTTGGCAAATTGGATGATCTCATAAGCATTATCATTCCGCAATGGGTCATCACTATGCACAATATCAGACAGACTGCCCTCCATTAACACGCCTTGGACCTGCACATCTTGACTTACCATTACGCTTGCTTTTGATAGAACTTTCGTCCCATCATCTTTTTGCACCTCCTCCGTTACAGAGGCCCACCGACAATCCAACTCCACTGGATCTGCATATGTGGCTTGGCCAAATTCATCGTACTCCCCTGGAGCCCAATAAACGCAAGTCCCTTTCAGCACTTTGGTAATGATGCTCACGACAACCTCCCTTGAGGGAGGATATTCTTGATCGTGTCCTCCAGCCCCTCTCCCTTCAACACAATAGTCACTCGTGGCAGCCTTTCGCGTAGGTCTAACAAGCATTCCTGACAATCCGACACTACAACAGAAATGGTGGATGGGTACTGTTCATCCACCCGTTTTAGAAACTGCAACACTCTGCAATATATCCTTGTCGATACTCCTAGTATGATGAACTGCGGTTCCTGGAAAAGAAATGCTTCTGCCTCTTCTATACTAGCACATGATATGAGTGGACATTGCTTCTGCAACAGCCAGTCCTCCACCACGCCCCGCATCCAAGGGTCTTGCTCCACCAATAGCACCATGCCCCTCCTCTGGGATGCCCGCAACTTCCGTCCCTCCGCCAAGAATTCAACAATATCCTGGTTCATTCATTTCTCCTGTTCAGCACTTCTTCAACACGCTCCAACGCTTTAGTCACCGTCACCAAAACCGCCGTACATTCCCTCACCACCGCCACTATTTCATTATGATGAGTAGCCCCCATCTCTTCAATAGTTTTGTCCTTCTTCGCCACGATGGACTTGAAATCGCAATAGAGATACACAATCGCCAGCGCCAGCGCTGCAATTACAGTGCAAGGTCCGTAGGAATACAACAATTCCACAGCTTCCCTCATGTTGATTCTTCTCCAATCCAAGTCACCCCTACAGTTGCTCCTGCCTTGCCGTTCACCACACGCTTATTCCATCGTGCCAACCCTCCCGTCGGATCAAGGCTCATCGCCATCTGTCCGTACGTTGTGCATGCTAACCCAAGATCCAACTTGTATTGATGCGACACACTTACTCCTGCTGCTCCTGTTACTGCTTCACTAGCTGGCCTTGGGTCCCGAATACAGATCAAATGCGCGGCAAGCCATGTCTCTACCGTAGCTGCTGGAAGCGCTTCTATATCAGGACAGTGCTCCGTGACCATAGCATTCGCAGCATTGATAAATGGATCCAGATCTGTGATGGAGGAGTCCACTTCCAAAATCTTTCTGATCTCTGCCGCGGTTGTCCTGGCCATTACTACCATACCCTCCTAAGAAGCACAGGGCCCTCTTCCTTTAGCAAACCACCGAAGGAGCACAGAGTCCAGCTAACTGTGAGGGAAAGCGCTGGAAGAAGAGGGCCCTGTGCGGATTTGATCATGATTGCTTGTCCCTGTCTTTGTTCTTTGGTTTTTCTTCCTCTTGTATCTGTTCTAACTCGATCAGCAACACCTTGTCCTTTGGCATTAGCACCTCTAGCCACGCCTTCACTAAGGCAGGGGAGCCAGCCCTGGCAGCCGTCCCCATATTGATCTGTCTCTTCCACCCCTTCTTCTTGGTGTCGCACTCCACCCGTTCCACCAAATTCGCACACAACCAGTCACTATCTTCTTTCGCATCGGTGGCCAACCGTTTGATGGCACTTTCCGCACTCTCATAATGGCAGTGCGCAGCAACCCATACAATCCCATCCACCAAAGGAGGCAACACAGCTTCAATTATTTCCCTCGCCACAATAATCTCTGCTCCAGTCATTTGCTTTCCTTTCCTTGGAACACGTCCTCCCAGGACTTCCTAGGGAACAGGTCCATAGCAGAATTTGGATTCAGATTGATGATTTCAACGCCAGGCCATTTGTCCAATATCATGGACATCGTCCTACTTATCGCGTCCATGTATCGGGCATAATGCTTATTTTCTGGTGTATTCAATGGGTTGTGGTGCCAGTTAGACTTGCCGCCCTCACCCAGGGCCATATCGAAGCCTACAAGGAGGACACGACCAGCGCCCAGTAACAGTGCTACATTGATGGCGGACGAACCTGTGTTCCCGTTCCAGCCTAGCGCATGTCGATGGAACCCCTCTTGTTCTCGAGGAGCCCAAATGACGGCAGGATCACCTTCCAAATCCTTGTGGTTTGTGATCTTCGGATTGCGGAAGGATTGGAACTTGGGCTTGTCTTTATGGTGGTCATACCAAGTCCTGTCTCCAAACACTAAGACATCTACAATCCCATCCCCAAACAGATACGCGTCATTACATCCTACCACCCTCTGCCTCTTCAGCCGCCTTTCCACTGGGAATGTCTTAACACTAGGCCCACCACCTAAGATAAATACATCCTTACCCTGCCAGATAGGTTGAAGAGGCCATTTCATCAGCTTACTCCTCACATTGACTCTTGACGAAAGGTAACACGTCTTTCTTCAACAACCCCTTCTCATTCAAGACCGTGTCATAATCTTCCTCATCGTAGACGTAGTACCTAGAACCTTTCCGAAATACGTGCAGGCCAGTTTCCTCTGGGCTGAAATCAAACAGATCATCACACATAACAATCTTGGTCCGTTTCAATTTCTTCCCTTTAGGTTTTCCCTTTTCTACTTCATCAACAGATTGAAGCGGAGTTTCTTCAGGCGCAGGAGCCGTCTCTTTGGCTGCCTCTGTCACCTTCTCGAACCGTCCAGGGAATATCTCATCCAAATGGCCGTCAGTCTCGATAATAGCCCCTGCCGCATGGAGTTGATTCTGGTGCCAATGACTCCCCACTAACAGCTTGTATTTCATTTTGACTTCCTTTCCATACTGTGTGATCAAGAGATATATGAGGCAGGGGTTCACCTGTGCTACTTCCCTGCCTCATAACATCCTTCCTCCTCACGCTTAGACCGAACCTTCAACGATGCCCGTGTTGCCGTTGAAGTCTGCCCTGGGCTGCGGACACAAGATGGCCATGACCTTGAAATTGATCTTCATTCCGCCGTGGCTTTCCCACTGAACGGTGGTCATTTCCATGCCCACGACCTCTCGGATTACATCCTCCGTCATCTGGACCAACAGCAGAGTATATCCGCTCAAATGATCCAGCATCTTCACGTCATCCATCTTGTCAATCCTACGCAGCCTATCCGCCAGAGTGTCTGGGGACTGGGCTTTGTACTCATCATTCATGTACTTCGACCACGAGGGACCGTAGTACAACACCCAAGGGCCGTAATGGTACGCCTCGATGGAACTTTGCATCATTCCCAGCACATCCGAAACTGTCGTAGCAGCAGACCAGCCATCCGCAGCAGGAGAAGTAATCTCAGCAGAGATTTTGTAGGGAAACGTGGTGTAGCCGTACAACGTGCCTCCGCCGAACGTTCCATATGCGGTAGACCCAATCAGCAGCTTCTCTGCGGTCTCAGCTACCTTCTGACCAGCCAACGATGCCATCGACGTATCCAGAGGAGAATTCCCATTCCTGCTGCTTTGGAGCTGTCGAGCAGAGAAAAAGAAATCCTTGTGGATAATCGGCAGGGGCATGGAGGTGAGATCGTACAAAGGCCTGTCCCTCTGTCCATCCTCTAGCCCATCCATCGTGATCTGAGCATCAGAAATGTCCGACTGCGCCTGAGTTTCCAGCACCGTCTTTCCCATCCCATTAGGGATCACATACTCCAAACCCCTGGCTCGCAGGTCTGCCACTGCCGTTAGCCTGGGTTTGCCTGCCTTCCTGACCGCAGCATCCAGTTGCTTCCACTCATCCTTAGTCAGAGTGGCATTAGCATTCTGAACACGTCTGGGCTCCAGCTTACCGCCCTGATTGGATGTGATATAGTGGTTCCCATCCCGTCCAATCCAAGGACGCAAGGAATTCAGATTGAAGCCACTATTTAGCAGCATCTGCGCAATCCCACCATGAGCCACCCCGTTCAGGATAAAATCAGTTTCCATTTACTTCTCCTTTCGTGAGCATTTATTTCCGTGTCCTCAATTCCCTTCCTCTCTGACGCCTTAGATAAACCTAGCGTTACACAGAGTATCCACTGCGCCAGACCCGCTCAGGTCGCATGCCGCAGTAGCTACAGCCAGCACCACATCCCCTTGTCCTGCCTCTTCAAACTTGCCATCCCCAGCAGAAGTCAGTTTATCCCCAATGGCAATATTGGAGGTGGCCTTAATCAACACCTGTGCTTCACACCCAGGCAGCGCAATGGCTGCATCTGCGACGGTAGAAGCCGTATAGGCGTCTGCTGTAGTTTTCCCCTGCAACGCATCCTCAAGCAGGATCATCTTCTCAGCGTATCCTCCTTGAGTGGCGTGAACAGTCAACGCCCCTGCAGAGTCAAGCATAACCAGCATGCCAGGTTTGGGAGTCTGCCCAGCGGCCAACGACAGGCTCTGGATCTTTCGATAATCACCAGCAAGCAAAATCGTGTTAGCACCCATAATGTTCTCCTTTGTCCTTTCTGTCCATGTAATTCATCATCAAACACCCCAGTCCATTGGAACTAGAGGGTCATTCCTTCCAATTGTACACAGGAAGTCCCAGGGGTTCCTCTTTCTCTCCTCCCACATTCACCACATTCCCCATGCCCACATAACTAGGGGCACCAGTGGCTTTTGTCATCACTTCAGCCGCCTCTGCCAATGCAGATACAGACCGCAGTTCAGACGTCCGCATAGCAGCCAACTGATCCTTGGTGAACGTATTGTGCTTATTGGCCACAATCGTCTCAATCAACTTGGCCCTCTGCTCTGCCTGGGTTTGAAGAGCATCATTCAGCACTTCTTTGATCTCAGGAGGAGCATTAGCCAAGAATTCCCTGGCGTTAGTGGCAGGAGGATCAGACGGAGTGTCTTCCACCTTGGCCTTGGGCTTGGGCTTAGACTCATCCTCCTCATCTTCCTCGTCATTCCCTTCCCCTTCATTATCTGCAATCTTGGCCTTGGGCTTGGGCTCATCCTCCTCGTCCTCTCCCGCCTCATTCTCCACAGGAGCCATCTTAGATAGCTGACATTCCTCCAGACCCATCAGCCACTCTCTGTCCTCCTCTGTCCATCGCCCATTAGCGATAAGAGCATCCACCACTTCTTTCTTCTCCATTGTGTCTCCTTTCTTTGAGACCGTTTCATTGTTGTCTTCAATCCTCCCATTATTCCCAATCAAAGTTCCATCTGACAGTTCGTATTGGGTCCTGCGTGTAACAGGTTGTTTAATTCCCTCTAACTTCACTCCATCTTCCTCTGTCTTCACATAACGCTGGTAATACAAGTTGCCGCCTTGCTCGAACACAAAATAGGAATCAAAGACCTCCACGATGAACGTGTCGTCCGGTTCCGTCCCCTGGCCTAATGCAGCATATAATGAATCTCGCACCACATCATAACTCAATTCATTTCTCACCAAACCACAACCATCGGCAATGGAGCAAGCGCCCTCTTGGTCAGGCAGAATAGCTAAGTGGTCAGGATATACCCTTGAAACAATCCCGTTATACCCTTTGCCGTTGAATGTTCCCTGTGAATCATCCGCCTCAAGAAATACCCCTGTACTTACATCCACCATTTCCCCTCTTCGCACAGCATCCAGAACACGCCGATCCACCGTGGCCAGTCGTGCAGGCTCCAACCACGCCTCTGCCTTCAGTTTAGGATGGTCCCAAGTGGTGTTAAGGATGACACCGACCTTGAACTTGTCGATGGCTTCCTTGGAACATGCTGAAATGGGCTTTCCGTTAATGCTGGGATGGCAAACCACAATAGGCTTGTGGTTCCATGCGAACGGCATTGTAGAAATGCTCTCTGATGGATAGTGCAAAGGTCCATCAGACCCATCCAACACCCCCTCCACCATCATCACCATTGGGACTACCAGATATTCCCGTCCCTCCAAAGTTTCCGTCCTCACCCCCGCAGACAGATTGGTGATCAGCGTCTGGTACTTTGTAGGACCCCGTCTATTCTTCATGGTTTACTTAGTCCTCCTTGGACCTATGCCACAAATCACTACACATTCCTTTCCTGCTGTTAAAGTAACACGATATAAAAAGAAAGTAAAGAGTCCTCATACACTGCTACTATTCTGGCCCTTCAAATGTGATTCCTCCATCACCTTCTACTGGCTCCAGATGAAGGTTGTCTCCATATGCTATCTCATCTGGTATCCCTTCAGGGAAGGCTCTGCAGATAACCCTTTCCGTCATTTCTGTCCCATCGGGTTGACTCACCCCAATGAAATGAACACATTTTCTGGTGTAACACCTTGGTTCATCCATCATGTCTGTACTCCTATCCATTTATCCCTTACCTATAATCTCAAGATGGACGTTATTGCCGCTAACCTTTGTGACGCGGTACTTCAAGCCCCGAGGCAAAACAACTTCCTTCTCCCCAATCTTTGAAACCATATCCATCGGTAAAGCTTCTTGACCTTCCTTCAAGTGGATATGAAGAGTCTTAGGATCTTCCCAAGGGTTTAATTTATTGGCAAACTTCTTCGCTATCTTAGAATCAACTGACGTGGATGTGTACCCCTCGTCAACAAACTCTAGTCCGACTTTCAAATCTGCTTTTGTCTTGATCTTAAACACCTGTGCTGAGTCCCTAACCCCTCGATACACCGTCATGTCCTGGGAGACCTTAGACTTAGAAAGAGCATCATCTATCTTCAATACATAATTGCGAAGCTTCCCTGAAGAGACACCCATCTTCTCCTTCAACCAATCAGGAAAAGATCCTTCACGAAGGAATTTTTGTATTGTAGAGAACCCGCCTACATCTGAACTGTATACTCCATTCTGATATTCTAGCAACCCGGCAATATTATCGGTTGTCAGCTCAGCATGGGCAAACTTCTTACTTCCCACGCTATATGTCTTGTTTAGGTCGCTTGCTACAGAAGTGGGAACGGGCTTAGGCTCGGGGGTTGGTTTAGGAGTTGGTTTAGGGACAGGAGGAGGTTTCGAAACGACTTTTGAAGAACGTCCTATCACCCTGTCCATGATTTCTTCAATATCTTTT